GTCTAATACCGCTTATCAACGATCTGTTGAGGATATGAGAAAAGCCGGGGTGAACCCGATGCTCGCCATCTCCCAGGGGGGTGCTTCGACTCCCTCTGGGTCCATGGCTCAGGTTCAACCGGAGTTTGATTCTCAAACCATGTTGAATTCCATAACCACGGCTCAACAAGCTAAGGTGACGGATGAGACGGTTAAAAAGATTGCTTCCGACACTGAGCTGAATAAGGTTGCTCTTGAAGTTCAAAAGGCTCAGGCCGTCAAGCTCGAGCATGAGGGCACGGTCGCTAGTGCGAATGCTGAAAAGGCTAAGCTCGAGAGTGACTTTTACAGAAAGAATCCTGAGTTCATCAAGTATCGGATGTTCGATGAGGGTGGTTCTGCCACCAAGGCTAAGATGTTTAAGGATTGGATCGAAGGCCTGGGCTCTGATTACAAGAAACGGGGTTACGGCCCAGGTGAGATTCCAAGAAAGGTTCCATGAAAACTAAAGACGCTGTTTCCTCTTTGTCTTCTAATGACAAGGGGCCTAGTACTCTAGGTCCCTTAACCCGTAGGGTACGGACCGTTTTCTCTCCCCGGGTGGATGTTACCCTGGATTGTGGCCCAGGTCTCACCCAACAGTCGTTTGCCCCTGAGTGTGACATCAACACGATTCTGAAGCGTTACGGGGTTAATGCTATGGGCACTAATCCACCAGAAGTATTTCGCGATATTTCAAGTAGTTACGATATTTTAGATGCGTTCAACCTGGTGGACAGTGCGTTGGCTCATTTTTATGATCTCCCCGCTGACGCTAGAAGGGCTCTAAACGACGATCCTAGACGTCTTTTGGAACTCTCCTCTACACCCCAGGGAATCGAACTCCTGCGTTCCTATGGCTTTGTAGACGGCCTACAGGCCAAACCCACCTTACAAGCCTCCCCGGACGCGCTAGAGGCGCAACCCCCGGAAGGGTCCCAAGGACCCAAAGGGGGTCAATGATCCCCGGTCCCCGGGGCCCCAAGACAGCATCCTCCTACTTGATCTGAGGATGCTGACTGACACCAACGGTGTCGCGAGGGGGTCAGAGGGGGGGTCCCCCCCTGTAACTAAAAGTGTGTTAATCAGCGAAGTTTCCGACTAGGAAACGGAGCATTAAAGGAGCGAAGCGATATGAGACGTAAGCGAATGGGTGCAAAGCAGAGTAAGCGTGTGTTCAGAAAAGGATCTGAGAAGATCCGTTCGATAAACACGATGGGTGCTTTCATGCGTGGCGGTATCCGGTTTTGAGAATAGACGACCAGGGGGCGGAAGACGGCTCCGGGTTCCCCTGGTCTAAACCAATATAAGAGGTATTGATCTAATGAAGTGTTACAATCCAAGGCTGACCTTTGTCAACCCAGAGGGCGGACGCCCGATCTTCACCAAATATTCTTGGTCTCAGTTTATTCACTGGAAGAATGGCTACCAGGCTCCTACGTTCCCTTCCGCTCTTAAGGATCACAAAGAGCCAATGAAGTTGGCGTGTGGCCGTTGCGAAGCTTGTCGACTAGAGCAAGCGAGGCAAAAGGCCGTTAGGTGTGTTCATGAATTGGAGATGCATGATGGCGTTGGATGTTTTCTTACTTTGACTTATGGACCTGATTCTTTACCTTCTTCTGGTTCTTATGATGTTTCTGACATTGTTAATTTCGTAAAGCGTTTGAGGAAAGCTCTCGGTGAACGAAAAATTAAAACTTTTGGCTGTGCTGAGTATGGTCCGAAGGGTCTTCGTCCCCATTTTCATCTTCTGGTATTTGGGTTTGATTTCCCTGATCGGACGTATTGGGCGAAAAGGGGGAAACACGGATCGGGAAACGTAGCGTACCGATCCAAAATGCTCGATGAGCTTTGGGGGTTGGGCCATGCGGAGCTTGGAACCATCACCCCGGCTTCGGCTTCCTATGTTGCTCGTTACACTCAAAAAAAGGCAATGAACAATGATTTGCCTGAAGGGCTTGAGCCCGAAAAGGCGGTATGTGTGTCTCGTCGTCCTGGTATTGGTGCTTCCTGGTTTGATAAGTATCATGGTGATATTTATGAGATTGATGCGGTTGTGGTTTCCGGTAGGAAACAGGGGATTCCCCGGTATTATGATTTGCGCTTGCAAATGAAAGATCCCGTGGCTTATGCTGAGCTAAAAAAAAGGCGTGAGGCGACTAGGCCCCTTGAGGAGCCGAACAATTCACAAGACAGGATGGAAGTCCGCAAGGTCGTTCATCAACAACAAATAAAAAAACTGAAGAGGAGTTTTGAGAATGAAGATTAGAATTTTTTCTGTGCGTGACCAGAAGGTTGGGTCCTATATGCAACCGATTTTTTCACCGACTGTGGCGACTGCTCTTAGGAGCCTTGAAGCTGCTGTTGCAGATCCTAACCATGATTTTTCTAAGTGGGCTTCTGATTTTGATATGTACTGTATTGGGGAGTTTGATCCTGAGACAGGTGTTATCACTCCACTGAATGCTCCGAGCCATATTGGGCGAGCTCTTGATTTCAAGAATGCCCAGGCTAACAACTCTGTGAACTAAAGGTTGTGTGTTGTATGCCCGATCTGGTAATCTGACCAGGTCGGGCTTTTTTATTTTAAGGAGATAATTTCAATGGGTGGTACTCGTCAATCAATCATGACTGCGCAGGAGCGTTTCGCAAAAGCTCCCCAGATCAATAACATTCAACGCTCTGTTTTCAATCGTTCGCATGGTCATAAGACTACGATTTTTGCCGGGGATCTGGTTCCTATCTTTCTGGATGAGATTCTCCCAGGCGATTCAATGAAGCTGAAGATGACTTCATTTGCCCGGCTTGCTACCCAGATTGTTCCCATTATGGACAACTTGATGGTGGACGTTCATTTTTGGTTCGTTCCTACCCGTTTGATTTGGGATAATTTCCAGAAGTTTATGGGTGAACAAGAGAACCCAGGTGATTCCATTTCCTATCTGGTTCCTGCTACCGACTTCGGTACCGCTAGCGGTTACCCGATCGGTTCCCTGGCTGATTATTTCGGTCTTCCTACCGGTGTTTCTCACGTTCCCGCTGGGCGTTCTAAGTTTAAGGTGTCTGTGCTTCCTGCCCGCGCTTATGTTGAGATTTGGAATAAGTGGTATCGGGATCAGAATTTACAGCCTTCCAAGGTCCTTTCGAAAGGTGATTCCGCCGACGTGGGCGGTGGTGGTTCCCTGTATATGTTCGAGGGTCCTTTCAAGCGTGGAAAGAGGCACGATTATTTTACCTCCGCTCTTCCTTGGCCTCAAAAGGGCAATGCTGTTGCTTTGTCCCTGGGTACTACTGCTCCCATTCATCGTTTGGAGAATGCTCCGGCGACTTTGTTGTATGAGGCTAATACGAATAACAGGTATTCCCGAGATACTAACCTGAGATCTTCTACTTCTGGTTCTGGGACCATTACTACGGATTCTGCTCCTCATCCTACTCTGTCTTTGGATAATTCTGCGTCTTTGTATGCCGATCTCTCCCAGGCGACTTCTCAGACGATCAATGCTCTCCGTCAGGCTATTACTGTTCAACAACTCCTTGAGCGTGATGCTCGCGGTGGTACTCGTTATACCGAAATTCTTAATTCCCATTTCGGTGTGATTTCCCCGGATGCTCGTCTTCAACGTCCCGAATTCCTGGGCGGTGGCTCTACCCGTGTCGGTGTGACTCCCGTTCCTCAGACTTCAGCGAGTGAGCAAGACGGTTCTGCCCAAGCGAATCTCGCGGCCTATGGTACTTTTTCCCATAACGGTGTTGGGTTTATTAAGTCCTTCGTGGAACATGGTTATGTTCTGGGTTTGATGTCCGTCCGTGCGGATCTCAACTATCAACAAGGTGTGAACCGGTTGTTTACTCGTCAGACCCGGTATGACTTCTATTGGCCGACTTTTGCCCACCTTGGGGAACAGGCTGTTTACAATTATGAGATCTATGCGAATGCTACCGAAGATGATGACAAGGTTTTCGGCTATCAGGAACGGTACGCCGAGTATCGTTACAAGCCTTCCATCGTTACTGGTTTGATGCGTTCCTCTGCTCCCCAGTCTTTGGATGTTTATCATTTGGCCCAGAAGTTTGGGACTCGTCCGACTTTGTCTGATGATTTCATCAAGGACAATCCTCCGATGACTCGGATTAAGGCTATTGTGGATGAACCTGATTTCATCGTGGATATGTATTTTGATTATGTTTCCGCTCGTCCGATGCCTGTCTATTCAGTCCCTGGATTGAGGTCGTTGTGAGTTTTTGGTCTGATATTGCTCCCGTAATTGGTGCTGGTGCGGGCTTCCTGG